CCATATAAGGAGACAACCATGACAAATAACAATTTAGCGGTTACATATCAAAACATAAAAGAACTAAACCCTGCACCTTACAATCCACGCAAATGGAGTGAGGATGCTACTGCGCAACTTACGGATAGCATAAAAAGCTTCGGTTTAGTTGACCCGATTTTAGTAAACAGCTCGCCTGATCGTAAGAACGTAGTTATAGGTGGGCACTTTAGGCTCAAAGTTGCGAAAGATCTTGGGATTAAAGAAGTGCCCGTTGTGTATGTAGATATTCCGGATATCGAGCGAGAAAAAGAGCTAAACGTTCGGCTAAATAAGAATCTTGGGGACTGGGATTATGAACTGCTAGCAGAGTTCGATGAAACACTGCTAAGTACAATTGGCTTCGATAGTGAGGAGATTGATGCAATTTTTGACCTTGTGGTTGATGAGCCAGAAACATTTGACCTCGAAAAGGAACTAAAGAAACTGGATATCAGTAAGATCACTGTTCAAAAAGGTGATGTGTATCAGCTTGGCGATTCACGTTTGATGTGTGGAGATTCAACCGTTGAAGCCGACTTTGATAAGTTGATGAATGGCGAACAAGCCGATATGTGCATGACGGATCCGCCATATATTCTTGATTACCTACATGCAAAACGTGGCGGTAAGCCTGTTACTGGTTTTGGGGCAAAGCGCAATCGCCGATACCTTGAAACAGATGTGTTGCCTGATAACTTTACTGAGCTATGGATGGCTAATGTCGCAAAGCATGCGAAGCCAGACTACTCCATTATTGTGTACGAAAACTGGAAAAACCTCCGTGTCATTTGGGCTGAGATGGAAAAGTACTGGAAAGTTAAAAACATGATCGTGTGGCATTTGCCCAACCGACATCAAGGTTTTGCGGCTAAATATAAGTTCTTTAGTAAACATGATATTGCTATGGTCGGTGCCTCAGGTAATGTGGAATATAACCACGACGAAGAACCTGATGGCCTACAAGAAGAATATGAAACGGCATTGTATGCAATTGGTGGCAAGCCCCAGTGGGAGGGTTACGAGGGCGGTAAAAAATACCAACCAACTGACTTTATAAGTTACATGGCTAGTGACGAAAAGCATTCGGGGCAAGGCGTTATTTTTGGCACAAAACCAATTGAAATATTGGTGCCTTATATTAAGGTGCTCACAAAACGTGGCGACCTTGTAGTTGAACCCTTCTGTGGTAGTGGTTCAACTCTCATTGCTAGTACTAAGCTAAGTCGCCGATGTAACATCATGGAGAAAAGCCCAACCTATGCCGAAGTAGCGTTGCACAGGTGGGAAAAACTAACAGGTCAAAAGCGGGTTAAGCTATGAGTCGAAACTTAGCTAGTGATAAAAAGAAGCTACTAGAAAAGCTTCGAAAAACTCCAATTGTTGAAGTTGCATGCAAGCAGTCTGGAGTACCGCGCAGCACCTACTACCGCTGGCGTAAAGACGATGAAGATTTTGCAAGCGATTGCGATGAAGCCATAGAACACAGTGCAGGCCTCATAAATGATATGGCCGAAAGCCAGTTGATATCTGCCATTAAAGACAAGAATATGTCGGCAATTTTCTTTTGGCTAAAGCACCATCACAAGTCCTATAAAACTCGCATCGAGGTAAACGCCAAGCTACAAACCATACAACAAGAATTAACGCCCGAGCAAACCGAAGTCGTATCACGTGCGCTTCAACTTGCAGGGTTAACAAACGAGGATGAAACTGATGAAGCAAGCTAACCTACAGAAAAAACTCTTTGCCGACCATAAGGTTCGTGCGGAAGTTACATCACAAAGCCATCAGTGGTTCTTTTCCACTTATTTTTCGAATTACTTAACTCATGCCACTGCTGATCTGCACCGTGACCTATTTTCAATAACCGAAGATGAAAACCTGCCACTAGCTGTCATTGTGGCCTTCCGAGGATCGGCAAAATCTACAATATTAACAATGAGCTACCCAATATGGGCGGTGGTCGGACGACAGCAAAAGAAGTTCGTGTTAATTGCCAGTCAGACTCAGTACCAAGCACGAGTACACCTAACTAATATTAAGCGTGAACTTGAAAGCAACGAGCTACTTGCCAATGATATGGGCCCGTTCATAGAGCAACGTGAAGAATGGGGCTCTACATCCCTGTACATACCTAAGTACAACGCTAGAATTACGGCAATTAGTACCGAACAAAGCGTGCGAGGTATTCGACATGGTGCTTTTCGGCCTGATTTAATCATCGCTGATGATGTTGAAGATATGGCATCGGTAAAGACTCGTGAGGGTCGTAACAAAACTTTTGATTGGTATACGAGCGAGATTATCCCAGCTGGCGATACCTACACTAAACGCATAGCGGTTGGTAACCTCCTGCATGAAGATTCGTTACTTATGAGACTTAAGGAGCGTATCGAAAACCATGAAATTGATGGCTTATACCGTGAATGGCCTATTGTACGCTCAGGCACAAGTTTATGGCCGGGTAAATACCCAGACAAAGCAGCGATTAATAATCTAAGGCGAAATGTTGGCAATAAGATTGCTTGGGAGCGTGAATACATGCTTCGTATTATTCCTGACGAAGATCAGGTTATTGATGCCAAATGGATGCAGTACTATGATGAGCTACCAGAAAAGACAGAAGCCAATGAATATATCAATTCGTTCTTGTCGGTTGACCTTGCGATATCCCAGAGTGCAACAGCTGACTACACGGCTATAATCATAATTCATGTATTTGGGTTCAAGCCCGAAAACCGTCGCTACTATATTGATAAGAAATTTATTAACAAAAAGATCACTCACCTTGCAACGCTCGATACCATTGCTTCGTTGTATCAAGCCGTAAATGTAGATTCAAAACAGGTACCAATAGTATTAGTCGAGCAAGTTCAGTACCAAGCAGCGGTAATTGAGCAACTCAACGACCGTGACATTAAGTCTAAAGGCATCAAAATCCATAACGATAAACGAGCAAGGCTTCAATTGGCAAGTTCACTCTTTGAGCAAGGCATGGTGTATTTCCCTAAGGAACGTGCAATCGCACCAATAGTGCAACAACTTGTGGGATTTGGTGTTGAAAAACATGACGACCTAGCCGATGCAGTATCGATGGGGCTGAATTACATACAAACCAATGTGAAGTGGGAGGTGGTATTTGGGTTTGCATTCTTGGGGGTCCATGAGGAAATGAATGAATTCTATGGAATTAAGTACTTGGACGAGGAGAAAAAAAGACGCTAGCTTTTATTAATCTTTGCGGTACCTTTGCTTTGAAAGGAATAGGATGAACGAATTAGATAAGAAACGAACAGGAACAAGCTTTAAGGGCTATATGTATGCTCAGTACGACCAATTGGTTGCAGTGTTCGGTCTGCCAAGGAAACCGCATCACTCCGATAATAAAATTGATGTTGAATGGATTATTGATACACCCTACGGCGTTGCTACTATTTATAACTATAAAGACGGTAAGGCCTATCGAGGTGAATCAGGTCTCAATCCCGAACAAATATACGAATGGCACGTGGGTGGCAAAACACTTGAATCCTACCAATGGATCAAAAAACAAAATTCAGATCGACAGATTCAGCAGATACCCTAGGTTTCATCATATGACAGCGGTATAATGATACTTGTCTAGGATCTAAATAAGTATTAACCGTAGGATTTATCTTGCGTACGTTTCATGCCAAGAAAGTGGCAGCTACGTACAAAAGAGTAGGCATGAATAATGCTTATTTGGGTCCTAGACAGTCCAGCGTGGCTGTCACTTTTTTTATGACGGTCTCTGGGGAAAGGCTGTCAGACCCAAGTGCGAATCATATCCTGGAACTGCAACATGGCGTTCCGAAACAAAAGCGATGCAATCCTCAAGCACAAGCCTGATTTATTGATACTTCAAGAATGTTCCAAAGCTGACATAGAAAATTCATCAGCATTATTCAAACACTGGGTTGGCAACAATCCGCACAAAGGTTTGGGAGTACTCGGTTTTACTAACCATAGCTTCCGTATAGCCGATAATTATAACGAAACCATTCACTGGGCAATCCCAATTGAGTCTGACACTGTAGACGTACTAGCAATGTGGGCACATAAAGACGCTGGGCAAACCTATGTCGAAGGTTTATTAAATGCTTTAAGTCATTACGAATCCCTGCTACGTAAAGATACTGGCCTGTTTATTGGTGATATGAATAACAATGTTCGTTGGGATCACAAAACTAAAAAAGAATGGCAATGGGCTACGTATATCGAGGAGCTTAGAAAACTCGATAAGCATAGCGTGTGGCACAGAACAAAGGGCGAAGAACACGGACTGGAATCTGTATCGACACTATTTTGGTATCGACAGCCTGAACGCGGATATCATATCGATTACGTGTTTGGTTCGGAGAATTTAATATCAAGTGCTTCACTTCAAATTGGAGCTCACGAAGACTGGCTGATGCACAGTGATCACGTGCCACTTGTGCTTGATATAGCTACTTGAGTTACTATATCTATATGATAGAACTTAGCAAATTAGTACAAATTCCATTACGAGACGTATGGAAGCATGAGGCATTAGACTTTACGCAGTGGCTTGCACTTCCCGAAAACATCGAGCATTTAAGTGATGCAATAGGTGTAGATATTATTAATACTCAAACAGAAGTTGGCGTTGGTCAGTTCCATGTTGATATTCTGGCTGAAGATGAAAGTGGCCGCAAAATAGTTATCGAGAATCAGCTCGAACCAACAAACCATGATCATTTAGGAAAAATTATCACATATGCCTCTGGCTTACAGGCCGAAGTAATTGTTTGGATTGTTGAACGTGCTCGTGAAGAACATGAGCAAGCAATTAACTGGTTAAACGAAAACACAACCGAGAATGCGAATTTCTTTTTGCTTCAAATTGAAGCGTGGAAGATTGGTGACTCAAAACCAGCTCCAAGATTTAACATTGTTGCAAAGCCAAATGACTGGGCAAAAACAGTCAAGCAAAGTGCATCTGGCAACAGTATTAGTGATCTCAAGCTTCGTCAGCAAGCATTCTTTGAGCAAATGATAGAGTATGGCAAAGAATCTGCAAAACATGTTAAGAGCTGGCATGCTCCTCGTCCCCAACATTGGCAGAACATTAGAGTAGGATCATCACAGGCTCACCTCAGTGCTACTTTGAATTCAAAAGAACAACAAGTAGCAATGGAACTTTATATTCCCGATAACAAAGACCTATTTCATAAGTTATTCTCTAAAAAAGAGGATATTGAAACCAAACTCGGGTTTACTTTGGACTGGCAAGAATTACCAGAACGCAAAGCAAGTCGTATTATCGTTACGCATGATGGTGATTTTCTAGACGAAAGCGATTCTAAAGACCTAATCAAATGGTTGGTCGAAACAGCCGATAGTTTTACGCGTGTTTTCCCTAAATATCTTTAGATAATAGACTAGACTTAACTGGGGTGCAGCGGTACTGTTGTGCTTGCCATGCTGGACAGTCAACCGACATTAAGATATTGCCTGTATGCTCGTAAAAGCTCTGAGAGCGACGAGCGTCAGGCAATGTCGATTGACTCACAACTTAACGAAATGAGAGCACTAGCCGAAAGTGAAGGGTTGCAGATAGTCTGCGAGCTTCAGGAGAGTCACTCTGCTAAAGATTCTGGCAAAAGACCCGTATACAACAAATTACTTAAGGGCTTAGCAAGCGAAGAATATAATGCCGTCCTCACATGGGCACCCGATCGACTGAGTAGGAATGCTGGCGACCTTGGATCGGTTGTTGACCTCATGGATCAAGGCAAGCTACTACATATCCGTACTTACTCGCAGACGTTCACAAATAACCCGAATGAGAAGTTCTTGCTAATGATTCTTTGTTCGCAAGCCAAACTTGAGAATGATAACAAAAGTATTAACGTCAAACGAGGCATTAGAAACAAATGCGAGATGGGTTGGCGACCAGGCGTTGCACCACTTGGATACATGAATCGAGCATTCGCAGGTGTTAACGACATAATCCTCGACCCTGATAGATCGGAACTAATTATCGAAGCTTTTCAAAAAGCTGGGTATGAGCGTTGGAGCGGTCGCAGGATAAAAGCATGGCTTGATGAGCAAGGCTTCACCAACCGTTCGGGCAAACCAATTAGTGTGAGCCAAATACTAGTGATTCTCGGCACGTCCTTTTACTACGGTAAATTTCAATATCCCGAAGCACCTGATGCACCATGGTATACAGGTGCTCATAAACCACTTATATCTAAAGAGCTATTCGATCTAGTGCAAGAAACGAGAGGTGTAAACAAGGGTGTGTGGGGGTCAAAGACATTCGCCTTCCGAGGACTATTGAAGTGTGGACGGTGTACTGCAGATATCACAGCACAAGACAAATTCAAGACGCTAAAAAATGGTGACGTAAAAAGATTCGTATACTACAACTGCACAAGACGTAAAGACCCAAACTGTGCCGAGAAATATGTGAATGAAGAAAGACTTTGTGAATTGATGCAGGGTTTTATTGAGAAA